ATGTGATACATTAACTGACATAAGCCTGTGATAACATTGGATTCATTGGTGTAATGTTTTGTGTTTCTAACTGTAAATTCGATAACGTAATTCCGTTAGTCCATGTCAGAGCGTAAGATATTTTCCAACCCTGCTGACCACTTTGGAAATTGTAAAGTAAGTTTTGTATTTGCTTTGGCCCACTCCAAACAACCGGGAATGTGACAGGATAATCAATGTTTATTGTCGGAGCTGCTAAAGTTTTTGTCTGAGTTCCTGCTGATGAGTCTGGCGTGACTTCATCGTTTACACGTTGAATTGCTTTAACTGATGAGGCCGATTGTACCTTGTTAAATAGTATGCGTAAATCTTGTGGCTTTTGTTCAATGCGAGTGTCATTGGTACAAAATGCGCGGGTTTCAACATACGCTGTTTCATATCCAGTACCTTCGTAAAGTTTAACGCATTTGTGTGCGCCGGTATCTCCATCCTCATTATTAATTACTTCATTTACAGTTAAGTTTCCTGACAAAGTAGTAACACCAGCATTTGCATCTGCTGTGAGTGTGAATATTCCCCCGTTAGTAAACTGTAAAACTTCACCTGCAAATAGCTTTGCTGATGTTGTATCAACAGTTATTGAAGTTGCCCCAACCGAAACTGTACCAGAATTAATTTTTACTGCTTTGTTTTCTGCTTTCGTGCCATGTGTAATAGCAAAAAGTTCTCGTTTGTTGTTTGTTTCTACTTTTGCAAATTCCATAATCGGCCCGATATTTCCTGTTGCATCTGTAAACTGATCAAAACTCACAAACTGTTGCGTAAGAATGTCATAAACCAAAACGCCGTGACCGTAAATAGTGTTGCAAGCAAAGAGCGCATAATCATCAAATGTGATTGCGGCGCATTTACTGGAGACTTGAACAACACCTTTAAACAGTCGAGCAACCTTGAGTGAAAATACTGAATTACGCGCCTCATTCTTTGACTGTCTTACTGCGTTAAACGAACGTAAACCTTCTGGATCAATGAACGCAAAATCACCAAGTAACTCAATAAATGATTTCTGGTTTATTGAATTGGCTGTAAACAGAAACTGCTTGGTGAACGAGGGTTCACCAAAAACCATAAACGAATAGTCTAATGACACAGCATAAGAACCACCTAAAGTTGAAACAAATAAGGCATCAGTATTCAAGACTCTTAAGGCTGTAATCTGATTATAGCCTACTGTGTATGATGTGCCGGGAGCACCTCCAATAGTTTCGTCTGCATTTATTTTTTTACCGTCATTGTCTACTGCAACAACAAAATCCATTGGACGACCACTCGCACTATGGTATATCTCAGTCCCATCTGTACTAACAACAAACAACTTATTGTTGAAGAAAGCCATCTGCCTTCCTATCGGTATGTATTCACGGGATGTATGTGTACTATCAGACCATTGTGCATAAGTATTTGCTGTGCGATCAGAAACTGTTCCGCCAGAAATTTCTATAACTCTTGGTGTGCTAACTCCGTCTTGCACAATAATTGACGAAACGGTTTTCTGTACTGTAACAGTTGTATCGAGTTCTAGTGCTGCCCCTGCTACTTGTGTTTCTTTGCGTAAAAAGTTTTGTGTGGATGCTGGTACGGCTTGTACAAATATCTCGTTAGATTGATGCATGGTTCCACCAGCATAAAGCACCGACCAAGTAGCATCTGGATTTTGTGGTTTTCTATATTTGCAACCTCCTTTAAAGAATAAAAACACATACTCACCTACAGAGTAAATTGCTTGTATTGGTGGATTATCAGCAAATGCATCAATATCAATAGAAATGTCTTTAGCTTTTTTGACTCCTTCAAGTGTACCAAATCGGTTGCGTATGTTGTGCGCGAACTTGTACTCGTCTTCTGTAAGACGAGTATCATCCACCGACATATTCATGCCGCCAGAAAACGATGTTTGTACATAACTAGCCACGGTGATAATGCCAACGACGACCTAATGTTAAATTGTCATGGGGATGACGACCAAACTGCATCTTGCGTTCTTGACCGCGTTCCATATCTGCGATCTTTCTACCTAGATCACGGTTCACTTTGTTCTCAAAAACGAGTGCTTCTTGTATCTTGCCTTGTTCTTCAAGAAACAGTTGCATCGCTTTGTGCATTACAATGTTCTCGTATCCGGTTAACGGAAACGGATCGCTATCTTTTGTTAAATAGGATAAGCGTTTCTTGTAGAGAACTTGTAACGTGTGATCGTCATCTTGCGCTGAGTTCTCGTCCCATGGAAATTCCGATACATCTACAATTAGATATTTAGATTCTGTCTGACGACTGTCCATTTCAGCGTAAACTTTAGTCGGCTCGGCTGTGTCAACCAGCCAGACAACTCCAGAAAGAAGATTTGCACCACCATACTTTTCATTATTTGTGCTATATCTGCGAATAGCTTCAATGCCAGAAATTGCGTATGAATTAGATAATCCTAAATTACGAGTTTCAAGCAAACCACCTCCTGCTTGTATAACATAAGTTACTGTATGTAACCCTTCTATTGGATTAGACTGAAACGATGATATATTAAATGTAATGTCGAGTTTTTCGTCTGTGTTTATTGTGCCGTGACTTTTAGTCGTTAAGCCAACATCTGTGCCGCTTCTTGTTCCTATAATAGCTGCGGATAAATCCTGCTTAATTGGACTGTAACCAACTATGCGAAAACAACGACTGTCACTATTCCAATTATTAAAGTTGTATTCAGAGATTAGATTTTGTGACTTCCATGGGAGCTTTGATTCTTTCTCCCGCATTGCACGAATTGATTGAACGTCACGACTCATTGCGATGCGCTTGTTTCCCGCAACGTAAAACTCTTCTTCAATTAATGCGCCGGGAATATCTACATATTCGTAGACTGATTGTAGTGCCTCGTTAATAAAATCAAGAATAACATAACGCTGATTATCATCGCCGGGATTTAATCCAACCTTTCTGCCAAATCTCTCTATAATGTATTCTGTACTCATCGTTTTGTTATCGGTGTAATTACGGCTTCTTTATCCAGTATTTTAGAAAATTTAACAGGTACAAGACTCGCGTCAATCGTTAAAGACTTATTTGATCCTGCTGTTGTTAAAACAAGATACATAACATTCCCGGTAGAAACTGTCGCTGATGTTACAAAAGTTACACGATTAAATCCTGTTGTAACTGTATGAATATCTGTAAATGATGCATCGGCATTCTGGTAACGTAATTTGTACGTTGATCCCGAGCCTATTGCGCTTACTTTAAACTGTACTTGATATTCTTGATTTGTTTCAAAATTTTCTTTTTCAAATTGGAATCCTTGACTAGTTGTTGAAGGTGTCATCACCATTACATTGTTTGCAATGTTAATTGTACTTGGGCCAAGTGCTTTGTAGTTACCGTCATATTGCTCATCAAAAGCTGCTATATCAACAACAGAAAAGCTACTTGTTATGTCGGAACTAAAGTCAGTTCCTACACCTGTAACTAATTCGGTTGTGGGAATCTCCCTTGTTTTATTTACGATAGGTGTCATTTACGTTCCAGTTCGTATTCAAGTCGAGCTATCGTTCTCATCGCTTGCCTTGTGAAGTCCGGTGCGTGAAACGCCGCTCTCGGGAATTGGGGATGTGCCGTCAGTTCCTTGACGTTCTCGTACTTTGGAGTCGTCTGGCAACCCGTGGATACGCATAGCGTTATCAATATGAGTAAGTTTATCCTCATACCTTTTCGCTGCGTTGGCTTCTTTAACTGCATCTGATATATGCATAAAAAGCCTCTCCAAAGTAGGAAAGGCTTTGAACAATGCGAGTATGGCTTTAATTAGCCCCACTCGTATCGCTCTTTACACCTTTCCGCAGAAACACGGCAAGCAACGATGTAACAACAATGTTTATCATCGTACCCATTTCCATGTCTCCAGAGAAGTATGCACCTACAGCCGCGAGAATACCACCGGCTGCCGTCATGTATGTCTTTTTACCACTTAACATTATTTCTTCTTTCGCTTTGGTTTTTTAACTGTTGATTTTTTCGGTGGTCTACCCACTTTACTTCCGTATGTTCCTTTTCCTCGTGGCATTATTTTCTCTTTGCTGTTTTTGCAGAACGCTTAAATGCTTTAGCAGTTGGCGCACCTTTAGTGCCGGGTCGCCTCATCTTCTCACCACTACCTGCTTTGATGCGTTTACGTTTTGCGTGAATGTTTGCGTACAATCCTTTTGCTGGCATAAATTATCCTTTCTTCCACTTACTAGAACTTGACTTTGTTTTGCTTGGACTCCACTTGACCTTGTCTGCCCAAAAAGCCGCAGACATTTTTCCGCGAGCTATGTTTTTGGAGTGACGAGACTTGAACGCTTTTCGTTGTCCGGCAGTCTGATTTGTTTTAACTCCCTGTTGACCAAAGCGAATCGTCTTAACTTGATCACCGTCTTTAGCCACGACCCC